TGTCACTGGTCCTTTTACGCGCTATCCGACGGAACCCTTTGCTGACTGTCGTCAGCAAGGATATCGTCAGAAAATGCCAATCGACCGTCCCCTTGAATACCATTTTTATCGGTATTACGGAACAACTAAGACACTTTCTTGGTTCACGGATGGCTCCGTGATAATTGGTATCCCTAAAAAGGAAGCCAATTGGAGTGTCTCGATGATTCCGAACTACGTTAATATTCGCAACTTTTGCTACAATTCCGCCTATGCGAAGCTTAAGGCTAAGCTGGGCGAAACTAGTGGCTGGGCTGAGAATATCGCGCAGATAGGCGCCGCGAGGCGCATGTTCGTGGGGAGAGCAGTGCAACTAGGCCACTTCGTCGGAGCGTTACGCCAAAGGCGTTTCGGCGATGCAGCGCGGATCCTTCGGACACCGGAACCCAGTGGGGTCAGTCATCGGAAGGCGTTGTCGCAAAACTTCTTGGAATACGAGTACGGGCTTCGGCCTCTTATCTCTGATATCCAGTCGTCTGTTTCAACACTAACCGACACTGATCACTATTGGCGACCGATCCGAGGGCGGGCGAGCGAGCGACTCACGAAAGTGACCGCAATAGGTGGTGCATTTGGGAGCAATCCCAAATATACTTACTATCAGCGTGAGATGTACGACGCAACCCTGACAATTACTTGTCGGGCGCGTGTTCGTGTGTCAAACCCGAATATCTTCCTGGCGAACCAGCTTGGTCTCTTTGACCTCGCTTTGCCATGGAAGCTTATCCCTTTCTCCTTTGTCGTTGATTGGTTCGTCAACGTGGAACAAGTAGTCAGTTCTTTGACTGACTTTTATGGGGTCGAACTTCACGACCTCCACTACACGGAGTTCACCCGCGGACAATATGTGTACTTCTATCGCCAAAATGCCAGCTATTCAGTTGGCACTAACGAAGGGTTCACTACGTCCAAGGACAAAGAAGACGTGACGTGCAATAGAGAGATGGGGCTTCCCGGCCCTATCCTCCAAGTGAAGCCATTCCGAGGCTTCAGCGTTGAGCGTGGCTTACAAGCTATTGCTTTGGTGCTGAGTGTGCTCGGGCGTTAAACCCGATCCTGTAATGGGATTAGAAAGTCCAACCTATGCCTACCCTGGCCTCTCTCACCGTCAAGAAGGCGGATGAGACCACGAACATCGTCTACGACGCCCTTCGGGGCGACGGTTCAGAAGATGTTTGGCGACAAGACACCGGC